TGTCAGTGTGCCGATTGATTTTTACGTTTGACGGTTTCATAACTTTTCCCTTTTGCTTGCCTTGCCTCGCCTTGCCTCGCCTTGCCTCGCCGTGCCGAGCCCGGCCCCGCCGTGCCCTGCCTTGCACAGAAAAACGGCGCGCTGTTACACGCGCCGCTCTTATTCGTCAGAACGGAATGTCGTCGTTTATAATGGGTTTCGTTGAAGGTGCAGTAGCTGTTGCACTGCCACCCTTGGACGATACCGCGCCAATCCAGTTGCCCTTCTTTTCTGTACCTGTTGCATCCTTAATCGCCCACTGCATGATCATGATCTGCATGGGCTTCAGGCAAAGGCAATCAGTAAGGCTTTGATCGGTCGGCTCATCGGGCGACGCAAACAACTTCTTGCCTGCGTTACCGTCGATTGCCGCCAGCATCGATTTAGCCTTATCACGTTTCTTGTCAGCGTCTTTAGCCATAGGGTCGGCATCAGCTACCCAGAGCTTATGATATATCTTCCGGTTTTTATAAACATCCGGTGCCAATACAGACCAACGCAATGATATGAAACGGGCACCTTCCTTCTCATCCCACTTTGCTTCGTCGATTACGGCTAAACATTGCGTCTTTTCAGGAATTGGGTCGAAGTTTCCTCCTCCTACTTCATATTTGCCGTCGCTCTTAGCTGTATCGCCCGTCGAAAGTTCCCAGAATGATGACATGTTTTTAGCTCCTCAAAGACGGAATAAACGGCGCAAGCGGGTTAACGCCGGGCGAAACCGTAATCTGCTCAGTGATACCAAACCGGTTTTTGCTGACCGAAGCAGCAGTAGCATGAGTAACAAGAACACGAGTGCCGTCAGAAATAGCTTTCTTGCGCTCGCCTTCACCCATCGTGAAAGTTTCCAGCTTGAGAAAACCAACAAGATCAACGTCATCGACATAAGACGGCATGCTTTTTTCGTGAAGTCGAAGCGTGTAGCGCATATACGGATCGCCATCCGGCGGTTCCAGACGCGACGTGTCGGCATGAGCCACAAACACCGCGTGCATACCGCGACGCTCGCCCAGTAATCCAGCAGCCTTACGAACGCGAGCGTGCATCGTCGCAACTTGTTCCCGACCCGCTCCGTATCCGCCGTGAGCCTGCTGTATGCCCTTTGGCTTTTTTGGGTCACTATCAACGACGCTCTGGACGAAAAGCCTTTCCAATGCGCTAACGCTGTCAATGACCAGTGTCTGATATTGGTGGCCATCATGGATCAGTGCCTTTATCTGCTCCCAAAGATCGTCGGGAGACGTTAAAAGTGGGAATGCGTCTGGGCGCGTTGATTCAGGGATGGCCTGGAGGCCATCTTCTGCTCGGATAAAAATAGGCTTTGGGAAGGTTGCGGCGAGGCTAGTTTTGCCAACGCCAGAATCACCGGTTACGGTGATTATGACAGGTCGATCGGCGGGCTTGCCGATCGTGTCCATGATGCTGGACATTTGTATTTCTCCTCTTTGCTGATCTTTGCTAACGGAGTTGACATTATTGGTCCTGCTTTATATTGTCAAGGCGCAGTTTGATTGAATAAAGGCCAAATTTATGAATCAGCCCAGTATCATGACCATCGAGCAGGTCCGCGACGCGCTCAAGGACCGCCGAATTGGCGTTGTTGCCGACGCCTGCGGCCTATCTTACCCCACCGTCAAGGCCATCGCCGATGGCGAGACCGGGGCGAAATATGAGACGGTAAAGGTTCTTTCCGACTATCTCAGCCGGGATTAACCCATGACCGCACGCGCGTTTTGGGAGGCGGGCCACCGCGTATTTGGGCTGCACGGCGTCACTAACGACGGCAAATGCGACTGCGGGCTGCCGTCTTGCACGGCAATCCTGAAGCATCCACGGTCGTCAAAATGGCAGAACACGCCGCATTGGGCCGAAGATCAATTTAACACTTTAGAAAAAGAAACCGGCCATCTTGCCACCGGATACGGCATCGTCGTGCGGGGCCTGTTAGTGATCGACGTTGACGCGCGTAATGGCGGCGTTGAATCATACGCAAACCTTGTCGAGAGAATCCCCGCGATAGCAGGCGCTGGTCTCATTGTTGAAACTGGATCGGGCGGCGGATCAAAGCACTTATATTTCAAAATCCCCGAAGGCGTTGCGCTGCTCCAACACCACGCTGACTACCTCGGCGTTGATTTCAAATCGTCTGGCTATGTCGTCGGACCCGGCTCGCTACACGCCAGCGGCAACCACTATGTTGCCGTCGTAGGCACACCAGCCGACATTGACGACGCGCCACCAGAACTAATCGACCTGCTGCGCAAGCCCGAACGTCACCGCGCTGAATTAGCGGACGGTTCGCATATCGACGTGGCGCACGCCGACATTGCGGAAATGCTGGCGGTGATTGACCCGGACACCGACCACGAAACGTGGGTTCGCTGCGGCATGGCCGCGCACCACGCATCCGGCGGTACAGCTTTTGACGTCTGGGACAAATGGTCTAACGGCGGCACAAAATATCCGGGCCGCGACAAGTTAGAGCGTCGTTGGCACTCATTCGGCAAGTCGGCAAACCCCGTAACGCTTGGCACGCTCGTCCACTACGCCGAAGCCGCTGGCTGGAAACAATCGGTAGAGTTTACGCCCACTGTCGATTACAGCGAGGAAGTAGTCAGCGGCCTGCCGTTCGACATATCCGACATTGACCTCAAGCGACCGCCGGGCTTTGTCGGCACCGTCGCCGAGTGGATCAACGATCAATGCCGCAGGCCGCGCGAACACCTCGCCGTTGCCGGTGCCATAACCGCCATGGGCAACATTATTGGGCTTCGATACACTGACGACCTCGACGGCGTCACCGGCAACCTGTTCATGTTCTGCGTCGCCGGATCACGCACCGGAAAAGAGGCAATCCTTCAATCAATAACAGAATTGCACAAGGCGGTCGGCATTCACATTGCCACGCACGGCTCAATCAAGTCCGAACAAGAACTAATGCGGAACCTCACGCGCCACCAAGCTTCATACTACGTCGTTGATGAAATCGCCCACCTGCTCGGCAAGATCAAAAACGCTCAGACCAAGGGTGGGGCCATATACCTCGACGGCGTACCCGGCATTCTCATGTCGGCCTATTCAAAGGCCAACGGGTTCATGCTTCTGACCGGCGACTTGAAAGAAGAAACCCGCCGCATGATCCGGCAGGAAGCCCAGCAGATCGAAAAGCAACTCGAAGAGGGCAAGGCAACCCGTGGCTTAGAGGCGCGCCTTGCCGCGACATACCAACAACTACAGTCGATCGACAACGGCCTGGAAAAGCCATTCCTGTCGCTGATCGGGTTCACGACGCCTGTCAACTTCGATGTCATGGTTGATTATCAATCCGCCACGAACGGGTTTATCGGTCGATCCCTGATATTCAACGAACGCGAAACCGTTCCGCGCGCCAAGAAGAAGTTTAAACCTCGCAAGTTGCCTATGCCGCTCGAAATGACGCTCAAGCAGTTGTTCCTCAACGGCGAAGTCGATCAAACCGGCGGTAGCCGCGTTGAATACTATGGCGATCGCACAGTTGTGCCGACCACTGCCAAAGCCGCCTTGATGTTGGAAGCCGTTACGGAATGGTTTGAGGACATGGCCGAAGAACAGAAGTCCATAACCGGGCTGGAGGCGCTGGCTCTCGGCGCCTATGAGCTTGTTTCCAAGGTTTCTCTTGTCCTGGCAGTTCCCGGCGGTATTCGTACCGAAGAACACGTCCGCTGGTCGTTTGCGTTAATCAAGCGAGACATTGAGGAGAAGACCCGCCTTGTCGTGTCGAACGACCGGGCCAAGGATAACCCGCTAATGGCCCTGCGGTCTAAGATCGCCAACATGATTGCGGGCGACGAAGGAGAGACACTGGGTGTTATATGCGGCCGCATTCGGTCAAAGAAAAAAGCAGATATCGAACACGTTTTAAATGAAATGGTCAAAGCGGGCATTGCAATCGTTATTGAAACCTATAACCGTTTTAATAAGAGAACTACAAAACGGTATAAAATGATCTAACGGTTCACCGAACAATTATCCAAAACGATGCGCGCAACTCCGTTCATTCCGAAGTCATCCGTCCAGTCTGAACCCTGCAGTACGTAATCAAGTTCACGCAGGAGACCTGCGACGTGACGTGCAGGATGCTGCCGCAATCGGTCTTGCACCATTGTGACTTGCTTGACCGTGGGCGGAATATGCACGCCGCGCCTGCCGTGCCGCTCCGGTTCGCGTCCCAATCTAGCAATAAATAAACGAGCCATGTGCGGGCCTCTAATATCAGATTGAGTTGTAGCCTTGGCCGCGTGCTGTGGCGGGTAGGCGGCTCATGTGTTCGGAGGCACCATATTAACGCGAATCCAGCAGCCCAAGCTGCTTGGCTGGCTTCGGCTGTTCGACAAACAAATCTGGCGCGTCTATCGCAGCCTGGATGCGGCGACAGGCAATATCGAAATACTTGGTCTCGATCTCGATGCCGATGAACTTGCGGCCCAATTTGACGGCGGCAACGCCGGTTGTTCCCGTACCCATGTAGGGGTCAA